TAATACGCCTTAGAAAATGACCTATCTTTTATGTATGCAGTTAGTATGCCTTATAAAGCAGGACACAAGATTTATCTCTTTGACCCTATCATTATGGAAGAGGAAGATGAATATGATTTTAAATGGCACACACGAAAGCTACCCGCTCAGACAGAGTTCTCTAGAACTGAGTGGATAGACAAAGAAGTTGGTTATTTGAATGTTGAAGACGCACTTGCTGTCTTACAACAGAAGATTAGTCACTAAACTTTTTAAGTTCTTTCGCTAGTGTTATAGCTCTTTCCGTGCGTCTATCGTTGTGAGGGACACTAGGCTTTTCATATTCATCAGAAAAAACCTTAGCAATATTAGCGTCAGTACCTTCTTTAAAAGCCTTGCGTATAGCTCTCCTACTTTCTCCTCCAATATCTAGAGCAGTTGTTAGTAAACCTTCAGCATTATATTCATCATTATAAATAGCGTCAGCAACAAATTTTATTTGTGACTCAGGAGTATCTCTTCTAGCAGATGCTTCTAGCCACTCAAAATACGCTTCCTTTTGGTCATCAAATTGAAACAAGCCATATCCCGGTCCACCTTTATTTTGTTGTTTAGTGAAATCAAAAGTTCCGTCTGTTTCAACATCAATGTTGGCTAAGATTCCCGGTATGGCACGCTCAGGAAAATACTTTTTCAGTATAGCAAGAACCTCTTCATACTTTTCAATTTTTCTTCCCGGCAGAACCATATTAAACATAGATTCATTGCCAAGGCTTTTTTGTGAGAACGGATTTAATATTCCGTCAGTCATCATAGCCATTACCAGCTATATCCAGCTTTAATTTCTTCCATTCTTCTTTCTACAGGGTCTGCAATTGCCTCTATCCTGTCTAAACTTCCATAAACAAAACCTGCCCCTGTAAGACCCCACATTGTATCTTGTAAAGCATTTACATCTACCCTACTAAAACCGAATCTTTTTTCAAGGATGTTTCTTGTTGAGGTGTCTAATCTGCCTTTGTTGTTTTTCCAAGCGTGTGCTAATCTAGTACGCATAAAATTACTATTCATAATTCCTTCTACTAACCCTATACCAACAGAACCACCCGCAAGTTTACTTCCTGTTATTTTTTCTCCCAATCTAGCCGCCATTAAATTATGTACTAAATGGCTTTGTGGAGGTGCTTTTTTATTACCACTAATTTTTATAGCTAAATCCTCAATATTTTTAATGTACTTTACATTATCCGGGCTATCAAAAAGTTTTTTTAGTGTTTCTAAGCCGCCTTCGCTTTTTAAAATCTTCGACAGACCTTTTCCATCATTCTCTAATAAATTAGACGAAACAGCTCTTTTAACATTTTCTTTTAATTTTGCTTTCATTTCAGGATTTTCAAAATAATCTAAATCTTTCATAAATTTATTGTATTTTGCCCAAGATAGTTTTCCTTCTGTGATTTCAAGTATAAGTCTTCCGGCATCTGTTGAATTATTTCCAGCACCTATTATTTTTTTACCTATATCACTATCTTGCATATCTAACCACTTTTGATAGTCTTTCTTTAACTTAGTATATTGTTTTCCTTGTTCCGGTCCTGCTCTATATGCAGCCGCTTCTTCAGCTTTTATTATTTCAGCTCTAAAATTAAACAAGTCATCTGCATCATTAATATCATATTGCTGTCCATTTTTAGCGGCTTTATGTGCATTAGTAAGAGCCTCTTTCATTTCTCTTAATGCAACTGCAGGAGTCATTTGCCCTGATTCTACTTTTGCCATTATTCTGTCAAGCCTGTTTATTTTAGGAAGTCCCGGTATCCTAGGTGTTTTTTGTTCAACTAATTCTTGAACCCCATCTTTATTTATTTTATATTTTGGTTTAGGTTTAGGACCTTCTGTAGGTTTAGTAAGAGACATATAATCATCATATATTCTCCTAATTCCGGGTATGCTAATTTTTATAGGTGTATTATTAAAACCTTCATTAAACATAAGTTGATTGTCATCTAACAATTTTCCAATGTTTACAGATAAATCTTCAGAGCCTTTAACCATACCACCGCCCGGCATAGCTATAGATTCTGATAAATCTTCGGCAGCTTTACCTACAGCCGCTTTTTGACCTCCTCCTAGTTTTTGTGCGACTCTTGCTCCTGCTTGCATAAAACTAGAAGTTGTTCTTCCAACAGGACCTGCAACATATTTTCCTACAGGCTGTAAAGCGGAAGGAACTACACCGCCTATAGCCATAGATGTTGCTGTTTGTAAAGGATTTATTTCTTCTCTTAAACCTACTTCTTTTTCTAAACCTTGTCTTTCTAAATCTGATACACCTGCTGCTGTAGAACTAACTGCAGCTATTGTTCCTTTAGGACCTAAAAATTTATTTAATGCTTTTAAACCTAAATTTTTTCCTGCTAATCTTGCAACAGTTCCTGCTCCTCCTGTAGTTGCTAAATCTAGAGCAACGCCTTTACCTACACCTAAAACTTGTTGAGTAGTGTCTCTAGAACCTTCTCCTATAGCAGAAGTATTTATGTAAGTATTAAGTCTAGTCCTCATTCTATCTTTAGAATCTTCATCAGCAAAAGGGATTTTAGCTAACTCAATTCCTCCAGCAACAATAGAACCATCTAGTAAATTAAAATATTCAAAATCTTCTTCAATTAAGTCTTGAATTTCTCCAGTAAACTCTTCATCATTTTCTAAAAAATATTCTTCTTTTAAAGATTTTACATAATTAGCTTTCCAAGGAAGCTCTTCAAAAGAAAAAGCAAGTTCATTATTTAATAACTCAGATAGTTTACTAATTTTTTCTTGATTATTTTCTTCTTTAGCCTCAGCTAATAAAATCATAGCTCTCTTACGTTGACTAGCACGTGTATCGTAATAAGCTGATTTATTTTCTTTTTCTGCCATATTAAGTACCTTGCTCTAATTCTCTTAAAAGTTGTTCTGTGCTATTTAGCAATTCAGCATCTCCAATTTCTTGTTCTTCAGGGCTAGGTTTTAATGCTGCATTTATTTCACTATCGGTTGGAAGTTTAATTAAATTTTCAGGTCTTGATGCCCATTCTAGTTCGTGAGTTGCCCACATAGCTTGTGTAGGAGTGCCTCCTTCGTCAGTAACTTTTGTTGTCCACCTAGTCATTTCAGCGGCTCGCTTTTGTCTCCATCTAGAATATTGTTGTGCTGTTTTTATAATTAATTCGTTACCAGCTTTAGTCTTTTTAAGATTCGCAGTAGCATTTTGAAAAGCATCAAATTCTCTGTCAGAAACAGCACCTTTAGTTTGTGCGATATAGCCTAACGCCATATTCATAGCATTAGAAGCAAACACTTCTCTTTTTCCTGCCGTGTTATCTATTCCAAAAAAGTCTGCAATTCTATTTACAGGTCCCGACACCCACTCTGAACCCGTACCTGTCCAAATATCAGGAAGAATATCTAACATTTGACTATATCTAGCATCTTCTTCTTTAGCTGTTCTTGCTGTTTCTAACACAAGTTTTAAATCATCTGCTTGATTAATAGCGGAAGCCTTAGTGTACTCGTTCATACGCTTGTAATCTTTAGCGTGAGCATATGCTTTTTTACGACATTCAGGGTCTTTTAAATCACAATTAAGAATAAAAGCAGAAGTTTTTAATTGGTCTCCTAAAACACCGCCTTTTGTTGATGCTGTTTGATTAGCTTCTAACATAGGCATAACTTGAGCTTGAAACTCTGCCGCAGCTTGAGGATTAATTTCCATAATCTTATTAAAAGTAGACGAAACAGATTCAGCATTTGTTGTATCGACGCCTTTCATTATTTCCATTATCTGATTTTCTTCAGATATAAACCCTTTACTTTCCATATAAGGGTCTATAAGTCCTTTTCCTATACCTCTAGCCGCACCTCTGTACATATCTGCAATAGAGTTAGCAGGTGTAGTTAATCCTTGTCCGTCAAACATTCCCATTATATTATCTCCTATAAATACGGATTATCAAACCTAGGAGCGTAGCTATAATTTGCTTGTGCTTCTAAATTTTTTTGTGTAGTGTCGGGTCTATAACCAAACATCTGTTGACCTAAAGTATAAGGTAACTGTGCTTTATTTAAACCTGCCTGTGTATAAGCATTCATTAGACCCGTACCGCCTATGTTTGCTGCATTTCCTGCATTACTTCCAACATTAATTCCTAAATTTGCTAAGTTTTGACCTATAGAACCTAAACTTAAAGCAGAAGCTTGAGCTGAATTAGCTCTATTTATATAATTAGTAATGTCTGCTTGTACTTCTCCTCTAGACTGTTTTAATAAAGCAGCATCTTCAATAGCTCTCTGTCTGTCTAGCTCAGCCGTAGCCGTAGCACCAACGCTAGAACCTAATAAACCACCTTTGTTTAATCTACTTAATAAATCTTCAGTAACACTAGACCTAGTAGGCTCTAAAGCCGCTTGAGTTTCTCTCATTCTAAGCATAGCTGCAGCCTCGGGGTCTAACATATAAGGTTCAGCAAAACTTCTTTGTCTATAAACATCTTGAAGATTAGCTCCAAATAAACCCATTATAGGAGCAGACGGTGCTAATTCATATCGTTGTTCTTGTTCGTTCCATACTGCCGAGCCTGTAGGGTCAATTACTGTTTTAGGTTTAGAAGCTTCTGTTATTGCTGTGTTAAAATTTTCAGCAGAACTTGTTGCAGCTTCAGTTGCTTTGTTAGCACCATAGAGCTGTAAACCAGCACCTATTATAGCTGTCCAAGGGTTAGCCCCTCCTAAAAAATCAAAAAAACCTGCCATTATCTTATCTCCTTAATTGTATCCATTATGCAAAAATATTCCTAATCTCTCTACGTGCTGCAAAACTGTTGTTTACATCTTTTGTAGTATATCTGTTTGGTGCTACATATCCAGTTTCATAGTTATCGTTCTTACGCTTTTGAGCCGCTGCTGCATCTGCTGCATCTGCTGCTGCTTTAGCTGCTGCTTCAGCTCTGTTTTTTGCCTCATACTCTTCAGCTGCTCTTTTACTTTCAGCCATAGCAGCTTGTAATTCTCTCTCTTGCCTCATAGCATCAAATCTTCTCTGAGCATAAAAATCTTCTACTGGTGTCGGCTTAGGAAATCCAAGTAAATTAGACTCTACTAACTCTCTAGCATTACTTACACCATAAACTGGGTCAGGAGTAAAAGTAGGTTCAAATGGAACATAACTAGCATCCCCCGGTCTTCCTAAATCTAAGTCCCTATTAAATAGAAAGTTTCTTCTAGCATTTACCATTCCTTCATCATTTTCAGAAAAAGCAGATAATATACCCGGTCTACCCGGTATTTCATTACCTACTAAATTGTCTCCTATAGGCATAGTCATTCCACTAGAGTAAGCAGGAACATTAAATAAATTTTCTGCCCTGTTAAAACCATAATTAAAATTACTAGATGTTTGAGGAAATCTTGAATAATAATCACGAGGAGATAACACCTCGGCTTTGCTAGTGTCTGTTATACCTGCATCTTGTGCTTTTTGTAAATCTTCAACAGTATATCTATTAAATAATTGACTATCATCTAAATAATTCTGCATAGACATAGGAGGTCTAGTCTCAGGACCATACTGAATTGTACTAGGACCAAAAGGTTGAGTTTGACCTGACTGAAACATAGGTGGAATTTGTGTAGTACCACTACCACCACCAATAGCTGGTTCAGCATTTAATGCCCCGTTATCTTGAAAGCCTGAGAATAAACCTTTAAACCTATCTACCATTGCACTAGGGAATCCCATAAGGTCAGCCATTCTTTGCTCATCTCCTGCAATTCCTAATTCAGGTCTACCCGGATATGAGCCTTCTCCCAGTCCTTGACCTGCATAAGGTCCTGTGCCGCTTCTCCATTGCATATGGTCTTTTCTATATGCCGCTTGTGAATCTCCCGCAGCTAAAGCTGACTCAGCGTCATCATACAGACCAAAATACTTTATAGTCTCATCATAAGTTAAGTCTTTACCATTAGGTCCAGTACCTTGTGGTCTTCTAGGTGTTTGTGGCTGCTGCTGTGGCTGTACGCTAGGTGTTGGCTGTGTAGGCATAAAAGAATTATTAACATTATAATTCATCCACCAAGGCATCTCTTGACCACCGCCATACTGAGTTCCATATTGCACTTGACCGAACTGATAAGGATTATAAAAACCACCACCAGTAGCCTGATAAGGATTAAACATACCGCCCTGCTGTTGTGTTTGTCCCATATAACCAGTAGGAGCTCCCCAAGTATTTATAAAAGACGCTGTATCAGTAGGTCCTTCGCTTCCGGGTCTTGGCGTTATTTCTGTAGATAAATTACCGCCCACCATTTGATTACCTACGAAAGGAGAATTAAAACTATTACTTAAATCCCAGCTTGTACCAAAGAAACCAGCCATATTTTTTCCTTATGTTAAGTTTTGTGCTATATTACAATACATTTTAGTGCCATCTGAGACACATCTAACTAAATCTACTTTACCGTTACCTGATGTTATTGTAGGATTATGACCACCAATAAATGAGAAATCTGTACTAAATGCTATATCATAAGCACCAGTATTTTTAATTAAAAAAGAAGCCTCTACACCTGATGTCATATTAGACACATTAAGTGTGTGGTTTCCTTGTACACTAACTACAAATACATTAGAGTTTAACAGGTTAGCTGTCTGTGTAGAAGCTAGTGTTATAGTCTCAGAAGCCGTAGGATGAGCTTTAGTGAACGTTTGTGGTGTAGCTAGGGTAACTATTTCCTCACCGCCAATCGTGCCTGTAGTAGCCGTTAAGCCATTAACAGTAAAGTTCTCTGATGAACTACCATTTGCATCTGCCTTAGAGTTAAGTGCTGTTCTTACTGCTGTAAATTCAGTATTAAAGTCAGCACCTGAGATAACTTTTCCGGGGTCTGTATCTGCTAAGGCATCTTTTCCAGACCAACCTACCGCTATTGTATAATTACTCATAATATTTTACCTTGTTTAAATAATAATGATAATGATTGTAATGATGCTTTGTAACCTTTAGTTACTCCGTCCCACTCTAATCTTATGTACTTAGCACTACCTGCTAATGGTATAGAACGCTCTTTAAATCCGTGTATTGGAGCATACTTAGAAGCTGCTGGATGTGTCGCTGAATTATGCGTATGTCCAGTAAGTGGTCCATATTTAGAAAATGTAGCTCCCCAGTATGATGGCTCACCGCTTAGTGTAGGATTAAGTTTAAATGTCGGTGATATTTTAGGTGTCATTTCAAAGTCTTTATACAACCTAATACCTACATCTGTTCCTTGACCTCCTGATACAAGCATAACTAATCTTTTAAGAATAGATGATTGTACACCTTCTCCTAAATCAATCCATACCGTAGAAAAAGAAACTGTATAGCTATTATAAGTATAAGTGCTAGAGCCACTATAATCTACATCATAATAACCTTCATAAGTAGCAACTCTTCCTGCCTGTTGTCCTACTAAAAGACCATATGTTTCTGTGTACGCCATACTAGCAGGTTCTCTACTGTCTGCAAAGTCCCACTTAGTTATTCTTGGCGTCTCTTTTTCCGTCTTATATGTAGTGTCAAAAACATAGGTAACATTCTTATCTACAAAAGATAAAATATAAAGACCTTCATTCAGCATAAACGCTGACTTAACATTTGTGCTACTATTAATATTAGATATTAGTTCGTCTTTAATTGTTATAGACTTTTCTGTTAGAGGTAGTTTGTCTAATTGTGTAGTTCTAAATAAAGACCTAACACCAGTATCAGACAAGAAATATAAATCATCTCCAATAGATTGTATAGAGTCCCTAGATACACATCCTATTCCTTTAATAACCTCGTCTAAAGCTATGTTTCCTATTATGTCAGGGCTGTTATAAATAGCAATATTCTCTTTACCAAATATAACTAACTTACCTGCAAAAGAGTGTATAGCTACAATAGTATCTTGACCCCATACAGACTTTAAATCTATAATGCCTCCATCAGAGCCCCATTTATGACCATCTAATAATTTAGAATAATATAAGACATCATCTTCTTCAGTAATTCCGCCAGCCCATACTCTACCATAAAATCCTAACATACAGCTAGGGTCAAATGTAGTTACACCTGTAGGTGCTTGATAGCCACTTGTATCTTTTAATTTAGCCCAAGATGAATTATTATAATATAACGGGTCTTCATCAAACTGAGCAGCATATAAATGAGTATTGAAGTTTGTAAATTGCCAATCAGAAGAAGCCGCACCTGTGGCAAAAGACCCTGTCCAAGCATTATCTTTATCAGATAAATCAACAATATACATATTAGTGCCGACACCAGCAAATATTTTATTTGTTGTGCCATTATAATGTTCTGTTATAGAACCTATCTTAGCACCGCCGGTTAATGTACCTTGCTTTAATCCTTTACGGAATGTAACTTTACCGCCTTCTGTATAAACAACATTGTCTGCTTTAGTAAACCAGTTAGGTGTTAGAGCAGTTGGTGTTGTCTGCGTATCTATACCATTAATACCAATAGTATCTAAAGGTACAGCATTAATTTGCTTAGATTCTAGTGCCATATTATACTACTACCCAATCCCTTTCATATTCCATATTGCCAGCATCTAATTGAACTGCAATGTTTAAAGAGTCTCTAGCTTCTGCTGCAACAGCACTAGATATACTTCCTCCGTCTTCACCTCTTTCTGCTATAGCTCTAGCCCAAGCCCCAAGAATTACAGGCTGTGAAGGAACTCTTAATACTTGTGATGCTGTCTTTAATTCTTTTTGAGCACCTACAATATTAACTGAGATTGTTTGCACAGAATCAGGAACTGGAAATAAATCAATATTAAAGTCAGGCTCTCTATCTGTACCTGCTTGTGAAATACCGTTAAAAGCATAATAAGTAGGCTTTCCACTTTGATTGCTACTTAAAGGAAACACTTGTTCGTTAATCCAATCATTAGGAACTTGTTCTAATACTTGACCTGTATCTTGACATATAACGTCTAATACTTTAAAAGACACACCTGCACCTTTAGTAGCATCGCCTAAAGTATATTGCATATTTCCTGATTGTGTTTTAATATTAAATGTTTCTCTTAAAGCATTCCAATCGTGATAAGACTCTACATTCTTTTTAGAATCATTAACTAACTCCCCAATTAACTTCTGATAATCTGAGATAGTTACAGAATCATATAAGTTACCTGACCAATCAGAGTCTATAGTATCCTCTCTTAGTCTTCTTAAAACGCTGTTAATAATTTCTTTATAAGTCATTTACTTTCCTTTTGCTAGTTGTGCTCCAAAGTAGAACTCAATAATCATAGTAGCCCATCCAAAGATTTCATCCATCTTTAAAACTGAACCTGCTTGTATTTGTACATACTCTATTACATCTGGTGTAAATTGAATACCAAAGAAACTAAATCCTTCTATAGTATTAGGTATTACTGTTGGCACATTAAAGAACACAGGTGCTACCTGAGTAAATATAATTAATGCTAGTATGACAAATATAATAACTCGTCTGTTAAGT